GTCCTCAAGGTGAACTATTCCCTGCCGCTTTACGTGGACTAGAATCGGCTCAAGCAGAAGATGCACAACGCAGACAAGATGAAGAGCGTGATTTAGCTGACTTGGTTAGGTCTAAAGACGCACAGCTTGACATGTTTGCAGAACCTACTGCAACTAAAACAGAACCAGAATCCGTACAAGGTGACTTGTTATCTTTTGAAGAAAAAGATATTGCCGACATGTTGAAAGCCGAGGACATCGGCAAGAAGAACGAAGCAGAATTAAATCGTGTACAAGTAGCGGCATTAAACCGTGACGTACTGGAGTTAGATAAACTTAAATTAAAGTTTGAATCTGATCTATCTGAATTGGAGGGACGCCTTGAGGCTAAGGACATTAAGACGATACAAGATAAGCGGTTGGAGTTGCTGCTGCCTATCGTTGAAGATTCAGAAAATAAAAACATACCTAAAGAGTTTATTAAAACGCTAAAGGCAGAAGGTATTACCGACACCAAACTTACCGAACGTGAAAAGAACTTAATTAATAGGGCTTATGACATCCGTAACATGGAGGCAGAGGTAGTCGCAGCCGAACCAGATACAACGTCAAAAGAAACTAAGACGATTGAAAATCTGATTCCTGAGAAGCAGCCTAAGGTACGTCAACCAGAGCAACTACAACTGCCCGGCGTCCCTAAACCTAAGGTTGGTAAAGAGGAAGAAGTTACTGAAACAGAAAAACCGGCGTTGATCACTCCACGTAGTTTAGATATTTTAGGCGTACTCAAAGCTGCCCCTATACGTCAACGTATCGTAGATAAAGATTTGTCCAATCCAGCGGACGCAGAGTTAGTGCGTAACGAGTTAATATCTTATGCAGAGAATCCAAACACAAATGCCCGAGCTGGGCAGAGAATATTATCATTTGTTAACTCACCAATATTTAAAACTCAGGCTGAGATGTTCGGCCCTAGAGGTGGTGTATTAGCACAACCAAAAATTAAGGAGGCAACAAATGTTACCCCTACCGAAACTGGAACTACAACAACTGGAACTAGCGTTCCAAGTACTACACTCGGGGTCGGAACAAGTACCGCCGGAACTACAACACCTAAAGCTACTGGAGTGGGTAGCACTGGAAAACCTGTTGGAAAACCTAAAGCTAGAAAAGCAGCAAAACCTACTACACTAAGTCAGGAGGAGCAGGATGCGCTTCAAGCTGAATTGGAAGAGGCGATGGGTACTACGCCTACGAGAGTGGCTGCCGTCGAAAAAGGAGCTGCTGAAAGAGGTACTGAAAGAACTATTAAAGGAACTATTAAGAAGCCTGTTAAGCCTACTACTGAAGCTACCCCTGCCAAAAAGGTGGCACCTGCGGCTGTTCCTGCAACTGCTAAAACTGTAGCTAAAGAAGAAAAGCCGTCCAAACCTAAAGAAGAAAAGCCATCTAAACCTAAGGAAGAAAAGCCATCTAAACCTAAGGAAGAAAAGCCTACGGCTGAGAAAGAATCTAAAGAAGATCGTGGTAACGTGGTATGGCAAGCTGCAGGTATGTCTGAACCAGAAGTGGCTTTCCACGATGCTATATCTACCGAGTACAAATCTTTAGCGAAAGAAGATGTAGTAACGTCAGCCGATACTAAAGCGTTAGGTACGTTGTTGCGTACACAACCTAGTGGTCTGACACCAATAGCTAAAGCTGCCAAGATTTACTTTAGTAAGATGAAGCGTGGTGTTGACAACTTATTAAACATGGCGTTCGACTCCGTGTACAACACCGAGCAATTCCGTAGAGAAAACGAATCCGAAGCTGAAGCTAAGTTCTTTACTGGTATGAATGGTAAGAACGCTAACAAAGCTATTGAATGGGTACGTGGTAATTTAAGTCCAGAAGCTAACAAGGCTTTGGATAAGTTTATAGCCGGATACAAAACACAACGAGATGTAGCTGATGATGACTACATGAAGGCGTTGTTTAGAGATGTATCTATTGACCATGACGAAACTATCCGCGAGTACACAGATGCCGAAGAATGGGAACGCTTCCTAAAACTACCTGAAGACGCTGCGCTGGGCCGACCACTTCATCCTGCTATCGTTGGGATGTTAAGAGATAATAATTTAGCGGGTGCGTTAAAGAATATCAGCGGTACTGGTAAAGGTAGAACTTCAGCTATTGCCGCTAAGTTAGCTAATATTCTCGGCGATGTAAACGTAGAAGTCGTAGACAACCTGAAAGACGAAGCAGGTAACGCTGTGTCTGGGTACTATGATCCTAAAACTAACACTATCAAGCTAGACTCTAAGTCGGGTGTTCGTAGTCATACTGTATTGCACGAAGCTGTACACGCAGCTACTTCTCATATATTAGAAAACAAATCTCATCCTGTTACCAAGCAACTGACACAACTTTACAATGATGTTAAGGGATGGTTGGACACTGCATACGGTGCAACATCTTTAGACGAGTTTGTGGCTGAAGCATTTAGTAACCCTGAGTTCCAAGCTAAGTTAGCTGCGATCAATCCTAAGGGTGACAAGATCACGGCATGGCAACGCTTTACTAATACGGTTGGCAACTATATACGTAGTATGGTGGGTATGAATGTTAAGCCACTCGGCTCGGCATTGGATGTTGCTGACAACTTAATCGACTCTATCTTATCTCCTTCACCGACAACTCGTAATGCCGGATTGTTGTACATGAACTCGGCTATGGGGGACAGCAGTAAGATATTTGCTAGAATCGGCGAGAGGTACATGAACGCTCCTAAGTGGAGTCAAGGCCTTGCCGACAACATACATGAATTCTTAAACGGTAGGTACAGCGAAAAATCAAAAGACCTTGTTAGGTCTGCACTTCCTTTACACGCATTAGTAGACGTATCTAAACCGTACATTGCTAAAGCTCCGCTTGTTGACCGTCTTGTATCCGAACAGTCTGGTTCTGAAAGCCTACGTAATCAATCTATTGAACCAATTTTAGCTCGTACTGAAAACTGGGCTAAAGCAAACCCAAGCAAGCTAGACGCATTAAATGAAGTCATATACGAAAGTACGTTGACTAAAGTTGACCCAACCAAAAATCGTACCGAATACACTACTCCTGAAGATTTAAAAGAGTGGGATGCTATGCAATCGTTGCTACGTCAGGTTGGTCCTGATGGTGTAGGTATATACAAAATGATGCGTGATTCGTATAAAAAGTTATACGAGGAAATTTTACGTATTGTTAATGCTCGTGTGGACGACACAGTAGACGATAAAGAACGTGCAAAGATTATTAAGAAAGAAATTTATAGCCGCTTAACCGCTAAAGGCGGTCTTGATCCGTACTTCCCATTGACTCGTGAAGGCGATTATTGGTTGTCGTATCATGCTAAGAATCCTAAGACAAACTCAACCGAGTTGTATGTTGAAGCGTTTGAAACTAAACGTGAGCGTGATCGTGCTATTAAGGAATACGAATCAAACGGTGCAACTAACATTGAGAAGTTTGCTAACTTAAGCAAAGTCAATTACCGTAATGCGCCACCATCATCTTTTGTGAATGGCATCTTACAGACGCTGGAGGCCAACAAGGTACAACCAGAAGTCACAGAAGAAGTTATGCGGTTATTCTTGTCTACACTTCCTGAGACATCTTTTGCTCAAGCGTTCCGTGCACGTAAAGGTACATTAGGTTTCAAACGTGATGCTGTTAGAGCACTGCGTCAAAAGACTTTAAGTATCTCTCGTCAGCTTGCTAACATGGAGTACGGGGCTAAACTCAATAAGCTACGCTCTGAGATGGAAGAAGATTTCCGTGCTGCCGGTAGCAAAGAAGAAGCTAAACCATACCTTGATGCGTTAAACGAACACATACAGTTTGCTGTTAGTCCACAGATTCCTAAGTGGTCTAAGATCGCTAGATCATTCGGCTTTAACATGACGTTGGGCTTTAATATATCGTCGGCTGTAGTCAATGTGGCGCAAGTACCTTTAGTCGTGGCTCCCTATTTAGGTGGTAAGTACGGTTTAACAGATACAACTAAAGCTCTTGCTAACGCTACTCGTCTGTACATGCAGAGTGGTTTCCGACGTGACATTGAAACATTTGTAAAGACAGATACAGGCGCAAGTAAAGTAACAGTAAACGCTGCACCTTCCATAGACAACTACGACATGGATAGCAAGAACGCCTCAGAAGAAATTAAGAGGTTAAAGCCTTTGATCAATCTTGCTGGTAGGCTTGGACAATTAAATCGTTCGCAGTTATACGATACGTTGGATGTAACTGATCCTAAGTCAAATATGTTAGATCGTATTAACGCTGCTTCCGGCTTTATATTCCATCATGGCGAACGTATGAACCGCCAAGTTACTATGGTTGCTGCGTACAATTTAGAGTTGGATCGTATGCAGAAAGAAGGTCGTAAAATAGATGAAGCGGCTATGACTGAAGCTGCTGAAACCGCTATTTACATGACCGAGATGACTAACGGTGGTACATCTGCCGCTGCTGCTCCTCGTCTTGCACAAAGTGGTATCGGCGCAGTTATGTTCATGTTCAAACGGTACGGTGCGTCTATGTACTACCTACTGTTTAAGACAGCTCGTGAAGCTCTACAAAATGCCGACGGTAAAACTCGTGCCGCTGCTTTGCGTCAGATAGCAGGTATATATGGCTCGGCTGCATTGTTTGCGGGTGCACGTGGTCTACCTATGTTTGGTATGGTTGCACTAATATATAACTTGTTTAAAGACGATGACGAAGATGACTTCCAGACTGCTACACGTAAGTTCTTAGGCGAAGGTCTGTACAGTGGGGCATTAAACGCTACTACAGGTTTAGATATTGCATCCCGTATTGGTCTAAGTGATTTGATATTCCGTGATCAGAAGTTTGCCGAATCTACTTCAGTTGTTGCCTCATTAGCTGAAACACTGGGCGGGCCGGTGTTTGGTGTAGCAAGTCGTATAGAAAGAGGTTTAAGACTTATTTCTGAAGGTCATATTGAACGTGGTATCGAAGCTATATTGCCATCAGCAGCGGCTAATATTTTAAGGGCGTATAGATACTCAACAGAAGGCACTACTACATTACGTGGTGATCCTATAACAGGTGACGTAAGTTCATGGAATGTATTTGCCCAAGCGTTTGGTTTTGCACCTGCGGAGTACACTCGTCAACTTGAAATTAACGCTATCGAAAAAGGTATTGATAAGCGTGTAAACGAAGAGAAAACCAACCTGCTACGTCAGTTTTATGTAGCTAACAGAATGGGTGATCATGACACTGCACAAGAAGCCTTACAAGACCTTATTAAGTTACAGAAAAAACACCCCGGACTTGGTATAACTGCACAAACTATTATTAGGTCTATGAAGCAACATGCTCGTACTTCCGCTACTATGTATCACGGTATTACGTTAAGTAAAGGTATGCGAGCCGAGTTGTTAGAGGACGCACGTGAGTTTGACGAGGGCTATGATTTGTACCGAGATAATGATTATGGGTATGGGTACGACCAGTACGAGGAATAAAAAAACTCCCCCAAGATTTCTCGATTGGGGGAGACCACCACAACGGTGAAGGAGCAGATAGTTATATTATAAGACCCTCCAGAACCTCACGCCTAGCTTTTTTGACTCGATTCGCTCTGTATATACAAGGTGTATATCACGCCTTTTAGCTTCCTTTTTCATCTGCTTTATCAGCCTAGCCATATTTATAGCCGGAATAAAAACAGACGACCCGATCACCATACTGTGCCAATGTACAGCAATCGGAATCCCATCTGGGTTAATCGGCAATAAGTTTTGCTGCTTCATCGACGGGGGGTGCTACTAACTCATCTTCAAGGAAGTCGGAGCAATCTAACATCCATACATCTGAAGGTGGCAGGTTCATATTAGTACCCTTACCCATACGCATCTTCTTCATTATGGCTTTAGTCTTGCCTTCTTTTAACCCTTGCGTAAACGCACCGTAGTTATGTTGGTTCTTGATACACCAATCTTTTAGTGGTTTCGGCATTAAGTACAATTTCTTTACGTCGTACTCGTATCGTGCAGCCAATGACATTCTAGGCGTTGCATCAGGAATAATAAGATGTTCCAGTGTGTCATTAGTTCTTGCATCATCAGTGCTGCGTATACGTAGTACATTGTTATAGTTCTCCGCTAAGTAGCCACTTAATAAATCTTCTACCGTACCCGTCATGTTATCTACTGCATACTTGGCATTGCGTAATACTTCAACAATCCACTTAGCTATAGCCGGTATGTCGTAATGTATTAACCCTGCTCGTTTAGCAATCAATAACCCTGTGATAGCCGATGCCGCTTGAATAGACCAGAATCTATGTGGTTGTGATAGCCCTGCTGCTGCATCAATACGCTTCTGAGTTTTAGCAAATAACTCTTTTACCTCGTCCATGTTTTTCATTATGTATTGCATGTATGGTACGCAAGCATGTCCATAATGTAAGTGCAACGCAGCACTCAGATCATCCGTCTCTGTCTTAGTGTCAAATCTAAATGCTTCGGCTTTGTATTCCAAAACCCTCGTGGCTTCCGCTTTAGGTATAGCCTTGTACAGACTCATACGTTCAAGCAGACTCGTGTTACCTGTACTAGCTACATTCAGATGCCACGGCATACCTCTAAATCGTTCATTGTTATCTTTACCGCCCATACGATTACGCTGCATACCGCTTGTTAGTTGATACACAAAATCACTCGCATCCTTTGGTAACATATTTGTTAACTCGTCTACAGGTAAGAAAATGTCTTTCATTATCTCTGCACGGTTCATCTTACTAGCAGTTGTATCCGCTTCTTTCAGCATAAGCAAAGATGGATTACCCCATATACTCGACGCTGCCAACATAGCTGTAGTCTTACCAAGTCCGGGGTCTCTACTGTGCATGTGAAACAAACTACCGCTAAACGGAGTAAGCGCAACCAACGGTGTACCGAAACTCAATCCTATAACATATTGGTGCATCTCCATCTTAGGTCGATTGTAGAAGTCAACAATGGTACGCCAACCTTCCATAGTGCCTTTGCTTTCAAGCGCAGGAAACATATCCTTAGTTGATTTTGATGGTGGGTTTATTTCAACTCGGTCGGCACGGATGTCTTTCTCACCTACGATAAACGCTATACGTCTATCATCGTTCCAACCAAACTGACGATTAGCCAAATCTGCTGCTGTAGTAGCTTGTAACTTGTTAACCCAAGAGTTTGTGTAACTCATTAGTTCTCCCATATCCAATACCGCTACACCTTTAGGAGCTACTTGTTTTCTAAATTCGTCTTTAGATAGCAGCCCAACTAGCGGTACAGTAAACTCTCGAACTCCGTCTTTAGGTAGATGCAAACGCATCACTACCGACTCACCTACTTCAGGGTCGAGCACTCGTTTAGTTATGTATAAATCGTTATGGTATACAGCGACTTCAATAGGGTCGCCTTCTTTATCTTTTGCTTTCTTAAATATACCTCCTGCCTTACCACGAAAATATGGTGGTGGATACTGCGGTATAAAATAAGTTTGTAGCGGTACTTCTGTAGCAATGTCTGGTCGATCTTCTACTATGTTATCTTCTTCCGTAGCTTCTTGTACCTGACGACCTAATACAATCGGACTACCGAACTTACCTTTGAATGGGCAATCTACACACCCACTAGGATTCAACTCTTCAAATGTAGTACACCTGTGTGGGCCTCGTATTGAAGCAACACGCTTCTCAGTAACTTCTTTACTGTAACCAACATGACCTTCAGAAATCTTGTGTATAGCTTTAGCACCATCGTCACAAAACTTAGCAACTGACAGCCCTGCAATCCACAAGTTATATTCAATGTCCGCACGATTCTGATATATATGCTCTATTTGTTTACAGCCTTTTCCGGCTATAGTTTTTTGTAGTATCAACTTAAACGACGTAGCGTAGCTTCCTGCTAACGCATCTGTTACTTCGTCAACCACTCTAGGTGTGTAGTCCCGATTTGGGACTTTAACGTCACCCAACAGCGCATCAAAATCTTCAAGGCTTATAGGCGGGCGTAGTTCACCCCACACGTGTACATTTGTTGGTGGGTCATCCTTACAATTCAGTGTGCCGGGGACACGTAATATACGTGCAGCATCAGCCGTTACCTTCTCGTCAATTATCAAGCCCTCCTGCATACAGAGGTACTTAAGTTTACGTGCAACAGGTAACCACTTATCAACTGATACCGATTCAGTCAAAGGCCAGTACACGTGTATACCCCTACCAGAATTAACTAAGGTAGGTTTAGGTAGTCCTATGTTTTTGCAGAACTTACGTAACTCGGTTAACCCTGTAGATTGATCTATGTAACCATGTAGCTTTCCAGTTTTAGGATCAGGTGTAGCTTTCGCAACACCGCAATCAATGTCGATAAAGAATGACTTAAGTTGTTTTACATTTACGGCAAACCTTGATTTGTTCGTCTCAAATGTACCCAATGCAAAATACGCATTAAGCCCTTCGTTTGAAATCTGCTCTGCTCTGCTATACGCATCCTCTATAGATGAGTGAAAGTACTGCCTTGCCTCCTCAGTATCTTGATTGATACTTACTGTGCAGTAATAACCTTCATCGCTCAGGACTGACGTTAGGAATGTTGTAGTTTGCATGTCCGTCCGAGTAAGTAAAAGGAGGGGTAGTCGCTACACCTTTCGGAATCCGCTTTCCCCCATGAAAGATTAGTCGTCCCAGTTATCAACCAAATCTGCTAATTCAGGTGCAGGTTCGGCAGTCTTTTTGGACGCAGCTTTCTTTGGCTCTTCTACTTCTTCGGCTTCAACCTTTTCTACTTTTGCAGCTTTTTTAGTTTCGGCTTTAGGTGCAAACTCTTCTTCTTTAGCTTTAGGAGGAGTAACTACAAACTTAACAGCCTCTTCAGCAGCAGGAGAATTACGTAACTCGTTGACTACTTCAAACTCATCTTCAGTGATAGGACGTACAGGTTTGAAATGCAACTTAGGTGTTGGGCTATTGATGTCAAAACGCATCTCAGTTACCACGCCAGTAACAGGAGTACCATGCGCTTTCAAGTGACGACCATACGCTTGTAATGGCAGCTTACCTTTCTCGCCTTCACCAAAGATAGATGTAGCAGGAAGAATAAGTTGTGCTACACGACGCTTCTCAACTTCACCTTCAACCAATACAGCAACACGTTGTTGATAACGGCAAGCACGGCTTTCACCCTGACCACTACCTTTTACGTTTTGTTTGCAGTCCATGCACTTAGCTGCTTGCTTCTTATCAGCAGGTACGGTAGCAGCAGGAACTTGATTGTCGATTGACCAACAAGCAGGAGAAGCGTTCTCACCTTCTACATAAGCACCTGAGTAATACGAACGATATACATTCGGCGCAGACTTAATGATGATCACATTCATCGCACGTTCTTCACTGACACGTACTTCTTTATTGCCTAACATCTCACGGAACGCACCACCTTTGATAGAGATACGGTACTGACCATCAAAATCACCGCCACCTGCTAACGCTGTAGTGGTTTCGTCTTGCATCTCTTTAAGATAGGCAGGTAGACCGCCTTTAAATAAAGTCATTTCGCTCATTGCTTGCTCCTTAGATGTCATCATCAGGGTTTAAATCCAATTCCAACTGACGAGGATCAGAGGTTTTGGTCGGGGGTGTTACGGCATCAGCGGGCGCACGACGTAATGCTGCGTCAACGTCAGCCATTTTAAAACGGTAGGTGTTGCCAACTTTTAAATAATCGGTAGATGTAAGTATTCCGGTTTTAATCCAACTGCGTACCGTAGATACAGACACATTAAAAAACTTGGCTAGGTCGGTAATTGTTACATAGTTCTCAGTCATTATGCTTTCCTTATAGTTACACTGTACTCACTATCTACGTTTAGCCCCGGCGGTAGTAAGTCAGGATTTTCCTCTAAAAATGTTTGTGTATTACCTTGATGTAGCCGCTTCTCAAACAACTCCGGCACATTGTGTTCAACAACAAACTTGCCCATAGACCCCCAATCGTTAGTCCAGTACCGCTTCTTAATTGTTCGGTAGAACAACCCTTCTGAGGTACGTACAGTCTCTACGTTGTTTGCCTTACAGTGCTCAAGCAAGGCAGCTTTCACCTGCTTCATACCGTTTTCGATCTGCTCTAATTCTTCGTCATGTGCCTTGACTAGGGCTTCTCGTTTAGTACGCATCTTGATGTAAACACGAACTAATTTATCTACTGACACTTGTGAATCGCTCATTTTTGCTCCCTTTTTTATTTACTGGGGATTGTAGTTTAGTGTCGTTTTTTATCTTAGTCAAGCATTTCTTTGTAAAGATCAATAATTTTTGTGTGAATATCCATTTTTGTGCCTAACATTTTGTAAACGTGCTTTTCTGCATTAGATCCTTGTAGGTGAATTACTACGCAGGGGTGACGCTGCCCCGGTCTATGCACCCTCGCATTAGCTTGTGCATACGTCTCAAGTGAACTGGTCGGCCCCCACCAAACTACTGTGTCTGCTGCTGTTAACGTCACACCATGTGCTGCTGATTGGGGTTGGATGACTAGCACTCTCGGCTCTGGGGTTTCTTGGAATCGTTTGAATATCTCGGTACGTCTAGCAGCGGTTACATCGCCTCGTATAACTTCAGCAGTAATACCGTCGTCTTTCAACTTCGCCACAACTAAATCTATGGCATGTTTAAACGGTACGAAAACCAGCACCTTGTTGTTGGCTTCGTCTATAACTTCTTTTAGGATGTCGTAGCGATTTTTAATATCAAACTCAATGGACTCACCGCTATCCGAATAGACTGCGCCACAAGATATTTGCAGGAGCTTATTCATATTCACTGCTGCATTGACTGCTGTAATTGCTTCTCCTGCGGCTTCCATTACCATGCGGTTCTTCATCATGGTGTAGTACTTCTGTTGTTGCTTGGTCAACTGAACTTCTCGGTTAACGTATGTCATCTCTGGTAAATCAAGGCAATCTTCTTTAGAGAATCTGATCGCAGGTTGTAGTGCGTTGAACACGGTATCTAGTGCAGTCGGCTTCGGTATCCATCTGAACTGCCCCACCTTGTACATAACCATGTCTTTGAACGCAGTAGCAAATCTTGGTACACCGGAAGGATTAACCAACTTAGCTAGACCATACGCATCTACGGGGGACTGTGCTGCCGGAGTACCTGTTAACATCCATAACCATGTATCAGGCTTGACTAATCTATTGAGTAACTTCCAACGTGTAGTCTGTGAATTCTTGTACGCATTAGCTTCGTCTACAACGATAAGATCAAAGCCACCTTTAGCTATCTCATCGAATACAACTTCAATACCGTCGTAGTTAATAATGATGAATTCGGCTTGGCTCTCTATAACTTCTTTGCGTTTAGCTGCTGAACCATAAGCAATGTCAACTGATCGGTGCATAGCAAACTTAAATAGATCGCTTCGCCATGCTGAATCCATAATAGATAGTGGGCATATAACTAATACACGTCTTATCTTCTTTTGTTTTATTAGATAGTCTGCTGCCCATATAACACTACCCGTCTTACCTGTACCTTGTTCGTTTAAGCAGAACGCTCGCTTGTTTAGTGTAAGGAAAGATGCAGTAACTTTTTGATGGTTGAATGGTTTATGTAGCCCCGGCCAGTTGTATTGTGCGTATATAGGTGATGGTACGTTTTTAATTCTTAGATTCTTAAGTACTTGTGCTTCGTCTAAACCCCAATGAACTAGCACCTTTCCTTCGCCTACATCTTTACTTTTGGGTATAACTCCTGTGACTTTAGCGGGGTCACGTAGGGTCAGTAGCAGTGCTTTGTTATCTATAATTTGCATTGTTATCTTTTGTTTAGGGATGCGGAAATAGGCAGAATCAGGTATCCAATTCTGCCTACTAAATATGTTAGTTCCCAAACGAGGTGTTGTCTGTGCTAACTGGTACGGTTATAGGGTCAACATTCATGCCCCGAGACACCCACTCATACCTAA